CTATGCTATACGGAAGAACTTTTGTTGTTGATTGAAAAAATTTATAAAAATTATGAAAAATTTCTTTATAAGGTTAATTCAGTGCCTCCCGTTGTTTTACACCAATTTGCGTTAGCTTGCATTGTTGACGAGGTAAAAGCGACAAATGACATAGAAGGGGTTTATAGCACAAGACGCGAACTTAAAGAAGTACTTGACGGACTCTCGGAAAAGTCGCAGTTTTCCTCTATTGTTAATAAGTATCATAATCTTATAAACAAAGAAAAATTTTTGTTTGATACTCCTTATAACATAAGAAAATTTTATGACAATTTTGCTCATAAAGAAGTGATTGCCGCAAATCCTAAAAATAGATTAGACGGCGAATGTTTTCGTAAAGAAATTGTAGAAATTACCACGCCAACCGGAAAAATAATACATAAAGGATTATATCCCGAAAATATCATCATAAAATATTTAAACATAGCGTTAAATGTATTGAATGATGAAAATATACCAAGTTTAATTCGATTCGCGATATTTCACTTTCTTTTTGAATATATCCATCCATTTTATGACGGCAACGGCAGAACCGGCAGATTTATTACTTCTTATTATATCTCGCAGCATTTTCATTACATAATTGCCTTGCGACTTTCTGTTATTATAAAAAAACATCGCAAAAAATATTATGATTTATTTAATAGTACGGAGGAAGAAGTAAATCGTGGAGATTTAACTCCGTTTGTCTATGGTTTTATTCAGATTATATCCGATACATTTGACGATGTAATTGAAATACTTGATAGAAAAATGGCGCAGTTAGTCAAGTATAAAGAAAAACTCTTTAATATAATTCCTTCCGATGAACTCAATCAAAACTTATATTTTATCCTTTTACAAGCAAGTTTATTTTATGGACAAGGCGTTTCTATGCAAGATCTAATGAAAATAACCGGTAAATCCCGCAACACAATAAAATCGCGTTTACTCTCCATGCCAAAAGATCATATAATTAAACGTAACGCTAAAACACATTATTACAAGCTCAATATGTTGTTATTTAACGATAAAAAGCAAAATCCCCGCCGTTAAGCGGGGATTATATAAAGAAAGGAGGAGGATTGTAGAATATATATGCAAAACTTTCATCAGGAAGTATTATTTTCTATGAAAAGCAAGTTGACGGCTTACTTTTCATATTGCCTAACCAGTCCATTGGAATGATATAAGCGTATCTCGATTTCGCATTGTCATTATAACACCTTCGCGGCTTGTCTGCAAACAAATATTTCGTGAAAGGAAGTTATAATATGGCAACTTTACGTACCAGAAAACGCGGTAAAACTTGGAGTTACAACTTTGACGCTAAAACTTTAGACGGCAAAAGAAAAATAGTCGAAAAGGGAGGTTTTGCAACAAAAAAAGAGGCATACGACGCGGGAACCCTCGCATACGCTTCGTATAAAAACGGCAATATCGGTTTAACCAGCGGAAGGATCCCTTGCAAAGATTTTTTTGACAAGTGGCTCGCTGTCAAGGAAAAGGAAGTGAAAGCAACGTCTTTTGAGGTTATCGCCATACGGATAAAAAGAATACTCCCTTATATTGGCGAAACAAAACTTCAATCTCTCCGTCCTCGTGATGTGGACAAAGTTATTTCCACTCTCGCCGATGAAGGAGCGGCGTACAACACAATCAGCGGTATTCTCACCACTCTAAAGAACGCTCTCGATTATGCGGTTTATCCTTGCGAACTTTTGCGCGACAATCCGGCGCGACTTATCAAAGTACCAAAAAGAGCGCCCAAAGGGATAATAAAGCGTCAAGTTATCGGCAAAGAAAAACTTAACGAGCTGCTAACCGCATATCCCTTCGGACACCCGTACCATATGCCTATTATTATAGCATATCATACTGGAATGCGTCTAGGGGAAGTTTTAGGGTTATGTTGGGACGCTATCGACTTTAAGGCGCAAAAAATTTCTGTTGTCCGTCAACTTAGCGATACAAGAAGCATGGGTAAAATTTTCAGCACGCCGAAAACAAAATCAAGCGTGAGAGAAATTTTGATAGACAATCAGCTTGTGTCTATTCTAAAAGAGTGGAAAAACAAGCAAGCGGAAAACGAACTCTCGCAAGGCGCAAGTTATTATCACGCGTATGAGGACGAAAACTGCGGATTGTGGCAAATAAGCAAGAACCAAGACCCGCCGGAAAACTTCACACGCCGTCAGTTGGTATGCACAACAAAAGACGGAACAACAATTTATCGTACGTCGATAGGGACAGCGTTAAGGAAGCTCGGAGTGAATTTCCATAGCCTACGCCACACGCATACGACAATGTTAATAGAAGGCGGCGCGATTCCAAAAGACGTAGCGACAAGGTTAGGGCATACGGACGCGACAATAACGCAAAATCTATACACCCACGACACGGAAGAAATGCAGAAAAACACAGTAGAAATCTTTGAAAACTTAATTTTGTGATTATGTAGGCAAATCCGTAGGCAAATAAAATTAAATGTTGATTTTATCGGGTCTTGTGGGGTTTTTCTGCTTATGTCATACATTTACGCAAATAAAAACTAACGCAAACCAACATAAACCGAAAGACCGCATAAATAAAAGGCTTGAGAAGTTTTTTATAAACTAACGAAAACTAACATAAAACAGTTTTAAAAAGATATTTTGTAGGCAAATTGTAGGCAATTTCAAAATTTAGCAGACAAGCCGCGAGGGTATTATTTCACATCGTAACAAATAAATTTCCCCGTGCCCACTCGATGCGTTCTAAAGATTTTTCATAATACCCTGCGTCAAGTTCAAAACCTAAAAACTGCCTATTCGTATTTATAGCCGCTATCGCCGTTGTGCCGCTCCCCATGCAAGCGTCAAAAACTAACTCGCCCTCGTTTGTGTATGTCTTTATAAGATATTCGCATAAAGCTGTCGGCTTTTGCGTTGGGTGAAGAATGTTGTTTTTGTTTGTAGCTGTGTTTGATGAACTTTTGAATTTTTGAACATCGTGAGGAAATCTCATACCGTCATAACTTGTAGTAAATTGACCGTTTTTTTCTTTTCCATAATTATTAGAAGCTCCGTGAGTTTTAACATACGGCTTTCCTTGCGTCTTTTGAGGGTTATATGTCGGTAACGCTGAATAAAATATCAAAATATTCTCGTGCGCCCGTAATGGCATTTTGTGGGCGTTCAAAAAACCGGCGGGGCTCGTCTTTTGCCATATCCACTCATAACGAAACATCTTTTTATTGCTCATTATAAGCTCCGCGCCAAAAGGCATTTGAGAAAACAAGCATATAGCGGCGTTTTTTTTCGTTATGCGTTTAAACTGCTTCCATAGCGGCTCAAAAGGTATTCGAATATCCCATTTATTATTTGTCGTACCATAAGGCAAATCGCAAAGTATCATATCAACCGAGCCGTCCTCTATCTCTTTCATACCCTCTAGGCAGTCCATATTGTAGATTTTGTTTAACTCTAGCATTTCTTCTCCCTTATTTATAATTTATTTTCGTCCGCAACGCAAATATTTCAAGCGTTGCGGACGTTTTGTTTTTATCTGCTCATCATTCGTTCAACAATAACGAGAGTCCGCAACATATCCCGCGACAAGTCAAGCTCCGCGCCGTCGCCGTTGATAAATCCCTGCTCTATCATTCGTTCCACCGTGCTTTTCGCCCACTCGGGCAATTCTTCCACCGTGTTGTATCTTTTTTCATTCATATTACTTGCCCCCTTACTGGATCCAAGAGTTGACCCTTCCGCTTTCACTGCATAATCTTCATAAAACTCTTGCGAATATCCCGCACGTTTCGCTTTTTGTCCTTCGCCTTGGTCTGCCGGTCGTTCAAAATCTAATAAAAATGCGTCGCTTGCTTCGCGGACGCTTGTCGCATCGTAAAGTCTGTGCATTAAGCCATCATAATAAATTAGCTCGCTCCACAAAAATTCAAGCTGCATATCGAGGTCGCCTATGCTCACGCCCTTCATCTTCGAGTAATCGTACAACGCCGCTTTTCTCGCGTAATAAGTCCACTGCGCTAAACCGTACCCTGCGCCGTCGTATATGAAATCTTCTTCGCGATATTCTCCGCTATCTACTTTCGCCGTGTATTCCTCATCGCTCCCTAAAAATTCATGGCTATTTTGTAGGTTATTTGAAATAAGCCCGCTTTCCGCGTACAAATTCCCCATGATCCCCGCAACAGCACAATCGTTTAGTTTTTTGCTTTTGAAGAATTTCCATATTTTGATTGCGGGAATTTCGTTATTTTGCGTTTGTGAAGTTTCGCTTTGCGTTTGTGAAGTTTTTTCCACGCCGTAACGATACCAATTCGCATTTCCCACAATATCATCAATATGCGAAAATAAATTCTTTCCTGGGCAAGCCGTCGGCATTAGTTCCCTATGCCCGACAATATGTTCTCTGTCCGTTGGAATATTCCAGTCAGCGCAAAGGTTTCCGATAAGGTGAGCAAGTTTCCCGAGTTGTATTTCCGTCGGCGCGCCTATTTCAAAATTTCCGCAAACGTGAATACCGATAGTATGAGAATTTTCGCCGTAAGCGTGAGAACCTATTGCCCATTCAGGTCTGCCCCTTTCGATAGTTCCGTCTTTTCTTATGACGAAGTGATAACCTATACCCACCCAACCTTGATTTAAATGCGACTGGTGAATTTCTTCCGCGCTTAAATCATCGTCTGTCGGATTGCCAGTATGATGAATAACTATCATATCCGTAGTGCCGCGCTCTGATAAATCGCCAAAATTTAAATTTGTTTCTACAATGTTTACTCTTTCCATAACTACCTCCGTTTCTGCAAATAAAAAGCCGCCTTAAAAACTAAGACGGCTTAAATTCACTCCGCGCCCTGCTTGACGCTATCCGCAAAAATTTCTTTTTTGTTGTCAGGATTAGACGGAGGCGGCGAAACTCTTTCCGCTTTCGCCTTGTCTGCGTTTGCGCTCACGCGTCCTCCAATATAACCCACCATTCCCGCCGCTATTTGCCCTGCTAAATTCTCGATGCCTTTATAGGTGCCGACGAGTAAAGCCAAGCCTAAAAAGATAACGGCTATAAGGTATTCCATACTTATTTTGTCAAATTGCAACTTCTCTAATAGCTTATTCATTCGCCGCCTTCCCCCTTTTTTTCGCTTTCTTTATACCGCGGACGTGGAATTTTTATATTATGCGTTTGTTCGCAAATATCCACTATCTCATCTAACCTATGATGCGCTGACCGCGCTCTTTGGTCTATTTCGGCTATTTTCACGCTCATAGCGTGCCACCGCTCTTCATTTCGCCTTATGTCTTCTCGAAGTTCTTCTATCGCTCTCTCAAACCTTGTTATTGCGTTGTATAAAGGTCTAAGTACGGCAAAATGAAATAAACCTCCGAGCAAGCCTAAAACCACGGCTATATGTTCCAATTCTTCAAGCCCCATATATACCCCCTAACACAAAAGGCGGCAGAATAGCCGCCTTTTTCGCTATGCTCCTGCCGCCGTTATTTTATTTGCTGCCTTTTTTCTTCGTTAGTATCAGTTTCGGGTACATATCTCACACATTCAGGATTTTGGCAAGTGCCATCCTCTCTCAATTCTTTCCTACAACGAATACAACGCTTTTTGATAATAGCCATAGCTTATTCCTCCTCTATAATCTTTCTATATTCTTCATCATACCACGCATCCAGCACCGTCATTTCCTCTGTAATAGCCGATGCCGTTTCCGTATCGCCGTGAATTTGCGTGTCAGTGTACTGGTTGCACAATTCGTTTTTCTGTTGCGTGTAGTCAGCGTCAAGCCTTGCGATTTTTTCTTCCGGCGTGGGAGGTTTCGGCGGCTCAGGTTCGGGCTTAGGCGGGTTGTTCTTGTCCTCAACGTACGCCCACGCCTCGCCGTTCCACTGCACAAGATAGTGTTCTTTTGGCGCAAGTTCCATAGGCACTTCCGTGCTGTTTGCGGGTATAATCCACTCTTTTGTCACGGGCGTTTTGTCATCACGCTCGTTGAGGATATGCGTTCCCGCATAGTATCTTTGAATGTCGTATAAGTATACGGTTTTTGTTTTCATTGATTTCACTCCTTAATATTTAATCTGAACAATGAGGGAGAGGGCAGGAGGCTGTACGGTGGTAGAGGCGGAGTAGATGGGGTTGGAGAGAGAGGCGTCAAAACCCAAACGATTTGCTTGATAACCTCCATTGACTTGTTGAAGATGTATAGCTTCTGTGAATTCATTTGTTGTGGTAAAAGCTCCTTCAATATTCATAAAACATGCTGTTACAGCTGATGCTGTGGTGCCCGGTGTCGCAGCTCTGGCGGTTCCCGTCACATTTGGCAACCCCGCATCCACGCTCTGCACACTCGCGCCACCCTGCAACACTCTCCCCGTCGCGTCTGGCACTCTCAAAGTGTCGTTCGTATCATCATAGACATAAAGTGCCTTATTATCTGCCCACGCCGTATCGTCTGCCGCTAAAAGTGACGGATTATCCCGCACGAAATCGACAAGGCGCGGATAGTTTGTTTTGGCGTTCGATAACAACGCGCCGTTGGCTTGAACGTAGCCTTTGCGCAACACGGGCGACATTTTTATATCGCCTACTTGCGCCCCGTCGCGGATATCGCACACGAGAAAGACGGCTGTTCCGTCTGTTACATATTGTCCTGCTTGAACCATATTTTATCATTCCTTTCTTTGAGCACACCGCCCAAAGAAAGGGCGGTGTCAATATCGCATTATCGCGAATGTGTTGATTGCTGGGGGCTGGACGGTGGTAGATGCGGAGTAGATTGGGTTTGAGAGGGAGGCATAAAAATAAAATTTATCAACAACTGAGAAGCCATTCAAATCATACTGATATACTCCCTTATTGGGACTATATTGTTCAGTCTGAATAGCACCCGTTCCAAATGGCATACTTGCTGTATTGTTATACCCTGTAGAAGCTATATTTCCCCCGATTATGTTTGGCAGCCCCGCATCCCTTCCGCTTCCAACTCCCGTTTCCGTAAACTGCGCCATTCTTCCAGTCCAGTTTGGCAGTACCATTGTAGTAGAGCCGTCGCCTTCGCCAAAAAGGCCGGGATTCGCCGTCGTGTCATCCGTCCACAAATTGTAAGTATCAGCAAGCGCAACAAGGCGGGGATAATTCGACCTGTTGACCGTTCCCCCTTCGAGTTTTACATATCCCGCGGGGAGGAACATCGAAGCCCGAACCTGCCCCACAGGTGTACCGTCTCTTACATCGTCAATGATAAATGTGCACGTACCATCAACAATTATACCCCCCCCGATATAATTCCAGAGAAATCTGGCTCTGTTGCGGCTGTTGTCCCTGCCGTTACACATTCGAGACGGAGATAAGAGGGGAGGGTGCGGGAATAGGCGATATCTCCCACAGCATACGCCCTATTCCGCGTCAGCATATTGTACGCGCTATTGATAGAGTGCGCCGTCCATATCACCGTTCCATCTGCAATCCATGTCCCGTCAATAGCTGCTGAAATCGCCGCCGTTGGTTCCGTTGTCCCCGTCGTTCCTGCCGTGGTACATTCAAGGAACATACCTCCTGCAAGGGCAGGACAAAAGGCGATTGTACCGACAGTGTAAGGCGTGGAGCGGGTCAACACATACGCGCCGAAAGGATAACTCAATATCTTCCAAACAACGGTGCCATCCGTGACAATCGCTCCAACCTTCTTGTCGGGGATATACAGCACTCCCGTTCCAGTATTGCCCGCAACAATGCACTGCAAGTAGTACCCTGTCGGAAGCTCGGAATATGTTGCGAAGTCTCCCACCTCATACGGGGAGCCCTCTTTTCTTCCCTTGGATTCTGTATCCGCTTCTACCGTCTGCACGCGGTTGTTCAAATCCTGCGTCTTGAGGTCTGTGTTTCTCTGCAACGCGTCGAACATGGTTCTTGCGGGCGGTGTGCTACCAACAACATTCCACCCCTCTTGATAGTCTGCGTCGCTGAACTCATACGGTGTCAGCGGGGAATTTTGCCCCCAAATCAAGTCAAAATTTGGTGTGTTAGGCATATTTTATTCACTCCTTTTGAAAACTAAAAAATATCGGTAAAGGTGCCGATGTCAAAACCTTTGGCGTTTTGTTGTCCAAGAAATCCGAAATAGTGATTATAGTTGAAATATCCTTTGTAGCGAAGCCCAACGCCTCCCGCGCGGATAACAAGGTCTATCGCATTGGCAAGGAGAATTTCGTTCGGGGTCAGAACCTTCCCGATGGAAACAGCTATGTTCGCGTTCCCCGTTTCGTGCAGGAAAACAAATCTTGCATTGAATATAAATCGTAAGCTTGCTATCGTATCCTCTGCTGTTCCTCCTGCCGTGTTCACCATGATTTTTTGTGCAAGGGCAAGACGATATTCTGGGTCAGAGAGGTTGTAGTTTGCCAATGCTATTTCGTCAGCATCACGGAACCTTGCACCACCGAACCCTGTGACATTCGGCTGTCCATAAAATCCAAAGAACTGCAAAGCAAAAGCCTCTTTAGCTTCGCGTGACTGACCGACAATTTCCCCTATTCCGTCTAACTGTCGCCCTTGCGCTCTGTCAAGGTGCCTATCGCGGTTCACGGCTAAAATTGCCTTGTCCAGTTCGTCAAGTTCTTGACCTATCCCCGTAAGTATTGCGCGCAAGATGGGTTTATCATCGTATATTTCGCCGTCGATAACGTCCCATTGAAACTCTGAAATAAGGTGTTGCCGCATTCTCTCCACATGGTCTATATACGGGTCGGGTTCCGGCGCGGGTTTTAGAACAATTCGCCGCGTTCCATAGGAATCGTCTACGGCATTTGCTACGTCTCGCCGCGTGTCAAACATACGATAAATTTCACCGTAATCACGCCATCTGCCAACATCGAAAGGCTTTGCTGTCGGCTGCCCCTCAAAGCCAAGGAACATACTGTCATACTTCGGTCGAATAAGCGTCAGCCTTGTTCGATATGGTCTGTAGTGCTCCGTCGTATCTCGAAAACGTCCACGGTCGAAGGGAATTGCGGCAGGTTGTCCATAAAAGCCAAGGAAAAGGCTATCGAATTTTGGTGTAATAACCTGTGCCCTTGTGTCGAATCGTCTGTAAACGTCCCCAGGATTTCGGAACTCCCCAACATCGAAGGTCTTTGCGTTCTTCTGATTGAAAAACGCAAGGAATTTTCTGTTGAATTTCGGTGTAATGACTTCCGCCTTGGTGTCAAACTTTCGATAAACGTCACCTGCGTCTCGAAATTCTCCAGTGTCAAAAGCTTTCGCGTTCTTTTGGTTGAAAAACGCGAGAAATTTGCTGTCCAAAATGCTCATGCAACCGCCCCCTTCATGGAGAAGGGACGGGGACAACATGCCCATAGACGTTCACCACCACAGAAGTGTCTACCATGGCATCTTCTGTTCCATCCGTGGAAACCTTAAACCAGATTATTTTGTTCGTATCGCCTATGACGTCGGTGATTTGCAAATAATCATCATACGTCGCGGCCTCTGCCTCGATCTCATCAACGTAAGAATCATCAGGCGCTACTTTCCACATGGAAGCCGTCGCACCGCTAAATGATACGAGTGTTGTTCCCGTGGTTTGATGTCCTTCCGTACATCTCAACGCCATTTTGACAATGGTAAAATTCGCGTACTTAGTATTCACGATAACATTTATGGGGAACTGCTGTGTCGATTCGGAAACAACCTGTCCATTCGTTCCTCCGGCGGTTGGGTTATTCATAATAAGTTCAATCGTTCCTTCGTCCATCTTTTCACCTCCCATTATGAAACGACTTCAACACTAATATTGCTTTCGGCGAATGTCGCAACCTCGCGCGGCGAAATAATCACATTATCGCTCGCGTATGTTACTCCATCCGTCGATGCGGTCAACTGAATGTAGCCTACGGCATTTGACGCCGCATTCATAATCGTGCAGAAGAATGATTGCAAAATGACGTCCTTTCCAACGCCGAGCGCATTACCTTGCGCCGCGATTGCTTGTTTTATAAGCACTAACGCCGCAGAAGAAAGAGCCTTCTCGGGATTGGGCGTAATTTCGATTTTTAAATATACGGGAACCAAGGTCGGACGGTTAAAATTCATCGTATGTGTTACGCCTTGCGAATCGTTCACGTTTGCCGACTGCGTCCCGAAAGTATCAATTCCCGCCGCCTTATGCGTCCATATCGCGCTTGCAATTGCGGTGTCATTTCCGCCATCTACAACGGCCTCAATGGAATGCGGCGGTCTTCCGAAGGCATCCGTATCGTCGGAAGTATTTTCATACACAAGAGCAACCGTTACTCCGTCCACATTGTAAAGAGCTGCTTGTATCGCCTCCACCATAGCAGATGCGCGATTATAAACGCTCCGGCTCCATCGTGAACGCAAGGCGTTGTCCGTTTCGGCGTCTCTGCCTACTACTGCCGGAGCATCGTTTTCGACGCTATTCCAACCCGCATAAGAAGTGACAATTTGCGTTATTGTTCCAATGGTGGGGTTTATTGCTCCTGGCGTATCGCATCGAAAATTAAAGGGCGATGCAACGACGGAAACTGCCAATTCAGAGCCGACAAATACTGACATTGTTTTTGTCGGGTCGTTCATTGAAATCATAAGAACGCCGTTATTATTCGCAAATGTCCTGTCCGTGAAGGAGAAAAGCGCAGCTAGATTTACCAAAACACTGTTGACGGTGTCCAAATCGGTTGCCGTGTATGATTGTGTTTCATCATCAATAGTGAGACTATAAACCGTCCCTTCAACGATTGTGGAGCTAATCGGCTTTATGCCCACCACATTCGCCCTTGATGCCTCAATTGGCAAATATACGTCTTGACAAGAATAAGTATACTTACCGTCTGTCGCTTGCGCCAAGTATGGAAGTTCGAACCCTTCCACGCCAAAGCACGTGAGAACCACCGTCGTATATTCCGCCTCTATTTGCTGGATTCCCGCAAGTCCTGCCGCGTTGGAAAGACTTGTGCCCTGCGCCGTGGACGGATACATAGCGTTATAGGCGCGTTCCAACTGCTCCCATTCGTCTGCAATTTCATAAGCGAATACGCCGACAATCTGACCTAAAACGCTGTTTGCGCTTGTCTGAATTGGTTTTCCCAGTGTATCGGCGATTCTTGCGTTAATGGAGGAAATCACTTCCGGAAGGCGTTTGCGTTTAAACCCTGCGGGAGAAAGCCCATATTCACTCGCTGCCATATCCAAGAACCACCCTTTCCGTAAGAAGTCCATAATTTGTATTTGCCGTATAATCTACGGTAAGCGTTCGCGCTTGGCGGTTGAAATCAAGGTTAATACTTTGTACAGCCACCACTCCCTCCACGCTTTGTATTCGTTCCGTGAGAATTTGACGAATATGGCTCATATTTGGATTCTTCACAAGAATATACTCTGAATACGGCGTACCGTCCGTTATATCAAGGAACCATTCGCCATACCAAAAACGGAGGGCAATGACTATTTGTTGCGCCACTCTCTCCGCGTTGTCTATCATAAATAAACCATCGTCGGTATCAAGAACAATATCGTTTGTATTGATATCCATTGCAATGTCGAAAGCCATAAAATCACCGCCTTTACAATGGAGGGGACGTTGCCCCATGCACTCCCATATGAGTATGATTGACAGATGATATTCCATTCACCACTAAATCACCTCCGGAAAAGGAAAACGTTGTGCCGCCGACATTTCCGGAAAACTCTCTTTCATTCAACCATATTTCCGCGCTCCCCATCTTTATGCAGACAGATTCCGGATGAGATATTTCACCGCCGATGCCAAAGGGATAAACGCCGGGTATCGCAACAGCGTCGTTGAGAGAATGACGTCGCATATCGGTTGAATTGTTGTTTTGACCGACAAAATCATCTGTTTGCGATTCTTGAAAAACCAAAAGGCACATATCGTCCCGCTGTATGGGTAGGCTAACGCCCGCTTGGCCGCCCATTGAGACGGGAAAACAAACGGGGACATTATGAATAACCGGATAATCCAACTCGCGACTGTCTTCCGTCTTAAACTTTCCAATAGGCTGCACTTGCGCGCGGTTCGTCTTTGCATCGTAAGAGACAATCTTTCCAGGAAGGGCTGTATGAATATTGTTAACACGAGTATCCATCCACCCCTTTATAATTGACTTCACCTCGTTGTCAGATTGCGCCATATCAATCATTGTTCCAGCCCCTCCACTAACTCCATTTGTGTTTTGAACTCACCACCATAAATCTCTCCGTTGTGCTTAATGGATTCCACGCGGAACCAACCCTTTATTATGCGTGATTCCACCTTTACGGCGTCCCCTGGGTTTACCGTCGGAGAGAGGAGCGTTTCGATTTTCCATCCGGCTTTTTTTCCCGGCTTTTCCTTTTTCTTAGACTGTTTCGCCTTGCGCTTTGGCGTGTTTTGGTCTTCCTTTGGTCTTGCTTTCACAATTCTTGCGGGAGAACCAATAAGCCCCGTTGCGGGTGAATAGACAATGCCTGTTTTCTTCGCGTTTCCTCCCGCGAGTATCACTTGCAAAACGCTATTTTGAATACTCCAATCAAGCCCCTGTCCTTTGCAAATTTCGTCCAGAGCATCCGCGCCTTTTCCAACGAAAGAATAGCCGTTATCATAAGCGACAAACTCCACGCCTTCACCAACTACAAGAGGAAGTCCCATACCGTCGGAAATAGCTTTGACGATAATTTGAGAGCTTGTCCCAGGCGCGTATGAAAGAGAAAGAATGGTATCTCTCACGGCTACTTGCCCGTCGCTTGCTTGCAGCTCCGTTGTCACGTCTTGACCTTCGTCCACCGAAACGGCGCGGATAACGCTGCCGACAAACATCTTTTTTGCCCCGCCGTTTTCCGCATATCCCGCATAAAGCTCCAGTTTCAAATCTTCCTTCTCAATCTTTGCGCGTGATTCGTCTTTGAGATTCCATAGTTTCAATTTTAGCTTGTTCGTCTCCTGCGATAAATCCCTATCAATATCAAACGCAATTTTCACGGCCTCCTCTTTCGGCGCGTCCGTGTTGTTAAATTCGAGATTGATATCCGGGAAAACAAGACGGTACACTCTTTTCCAATACGAATTATTGTCCTGTGCCAAGTATGGTTGCCACCTCGCTTTCCGCTACATAAACCATAGAAAATTTCCCATTCACAAAATCCTTCCTACCTATCGTTTGATTTTCCGCAAGCCCAGGTTTCACGACAATTGCGGCGATTTCACCGCGCGGCGTTCCATTCCTCTTGTATTGTTGAAATAAAGGAAAATTCGGCACAACGGCAATACCACGGACAATATCCTCATTTGTCGCCGTTCGTATGTCCATTGTCCACTGTTTCGCAAAACCATTCCACGAAAAATGAAGTCGGTATGCCGCACCGTCCAAAATCACGGATTCCACAAAGTCGTTTGCGTCCGCCATCGAAATTGTAATCATACGCGCCACGCCCTCCCGATAAGATTTCCCGTCAGCATCTCTACCGCCATCATCGCCGTTTGTTCCATACCGACGTTGATTTCACCGCCTGCCGATCGGTCGTAAGGTTTCGTGTTTACTTCAACCGTGGAAGTATTCTCTATGGTCTGGAACCCCGTTCCGATGTTTTGTTGCGACGCTTGCCCCATATCCTTTTCCGTCTGTCCGGACATAGCGGAAGCATCGCTAGATGTATTGCCCTCCGGTACTTCCTCGGATTTTGCTTGTGCTTTACGAATTTGTACAAAGTCTACCTGCATACGGTAACAGTATCCGTCTTGTACATTTCGCGGGAGCGGCGCGTGCGTCAACATCATATTTTCATAGATTGCGTCGGGGACAGTCACCGTCAAAGGTTCAGCCGCTTTATACATATTTTGTATGGCGTTTGCTACCTCGTTCATTCGCGACTGGCTCGCGCTCCCGTTTACGGGCGTTGGAGTGCATACCACCGTCATTGTCAAAGTCATTGGCCGTCGCGTCACGTGGTCGGAAATGGGAAAACCGTCTTCCACCGGATACTCCGTAACTTCGCTGTCGAATGAAACTTCTCGCTCGATGATAACATCTACATTCAAATCACCGATGGTTGCGGGTTGTGTAATTTCCGGCATAATTCTAGGTTGTGTTGGCATCAGCTCACCCCTCCCTTATTCGTAGTCGTTTATTCTGCTCTTAAAGAAAGAATTGCTTTCCTTTTGTGCGGCGGGGAGGGCTTGCATAGCCGGAAGATTGTAAGTGTTATTTTGCGTTTGGCTCACGGAGTTTTGCCCCGTTCCTCTGTCCCATATTCTTTGCACCACCGCTCTATTCACTCCTTCAATCTTTGGAGCCATACCGATAAATTCCAAGGCTTGCTCAATAAGCCCCGCAAGTCCGTTCCCAAGCCATTGAATAGTCTCGCCAAGTCCGCCCAGTAGCCCCGCTACCCAGTTTATAAGTTTTGCTATTTCATTAAACACCCACGCGAATAAGCGAAACATTATCGACAACGCGCCGACTATCGCGCCGCCTATAACCGTAGCGACTATCTTTAAAAGAGGTATTAGAGCGTCAATGAGAGGTTGAATTTTTTCCCACGCCTCTTTTAGTTCGTCTAATCCCTCCATTATGCTATCAAGCCCAGGTTTAAACCATTCAACAACTAAATCCCAATTTTCGTATATAAAATAAATAACGGAGGCAATAGCTACCAAAATCGCAAGAACAGGAGCAAGCCCCGTTCCAAGTATAGGCTCTAATGCTCCCATTATCGCCTTGCCTACAGGTGCAAGAGCCGCATTCATCGCCCCGCCGAACGCTTCAAACATTCCGATTATAGGAGTTAAAATCGTGATTAGTCCGCTTATGGCGGTAAGTACAACCAATATCGGAGCAAGCACCGCCCCGACTTTTAGCAGCGTTTTCACCCAACCGGCTATCTGCTCGTCAATGTTTCCGGCTTTGCCGTCCAGTTCGTCAAGCCATTTTCCGAGTTCTTTCAAGGCTTTGACGGTTTCCATCATCCCAGGATTCTGCGCCGCTTTTTGTCTGTAATAATCCGCCTCTGATATTTGCTTCGTTTCGCCCGTCGCCGCCTCGGTTATTGTAACCATTTTTTTCGGGTCGGGTGTTCCCATTAAGAGGTTGAAGTCGTCAAACATACTTCCGACTTCATCGAAGGCTTTTGTCATTCCACGGGCAACGCTTGAAAACACGCTTGTTTTTTGCTCGAATTTCAATATAAAGCGATTCCACGAATTACCCATAACATTCATTGATTGACTAAAAGTCATAGGCATTTTGGTGAACTCTTCGTCTATCGCTTTGCCTGCGGAAAGTATGGCACGCATTACCTCGTCGGAAGTGAGTTTGCCTTCCGCGCCCATCTGCTTTAATCCCGCAACATTCGTTTTAAAATATTTTGCAACGTGCCTCATTAACGCGCTGGCGTTTTCATCAAGAGAGCGTAACTCGTCGCCTTGCAAACGCCCGCTCCCTAGAGCTTGTCCTAGTTGAGTAATTGTCGCGCTTGCTTCTTGCGCGGACGCGCCACCTATTATTAAGGCTTTGGAAACGGTTTCAGTCACGCGCATATTTTCTTTCTGCGCAAACCCCATTTCCTCCGAAGCTCTAGCTACGGCAAAATACAAACTGCTCAAACTTTCAAGAGGTTGGCGCGTCTTTTGCCCCATAGCGTATAATTGGCTCTCAACGTCTAGACGTTCCTCTTCCGTTTTCGTAACAGTTCTAAGTCGTCCGTCTAAATTCATCATAGCGTCTGCCGTGTTTATCACGTCGCCCGTGCTGACATATCCGCCGTAAGCCGCCGCAAGTCCCAAAGCAGAGCCACCTAAATCGCCTACACTGCCACCGTTCCTAACACCACCGCCTCCGCCACTGTTTCTAACACTGCCGCCTCTGTTTCCTAAGGCGTTTATTCTGCCGTGCAGATTAACTACGGACGCTCTGATTGTCATTCCAGTAATACTTGCATTCAGTCTTAAATTTGCGTTTGATAACTGACTTCTTATCCTTGACAAGGCTTGATTAACAGAATTCGTATTGACGCCGACTTTTATTTGAGTGTTCGCCAGTTTATTGTTTATTTTTGCCACGGCTTGATTAAGCGATGCCGCATTTAAGGTTACTTTTATTTGAATGTTGGCGAGCTTATTGTTGATTTTTGACGAAATTTGATTGAGTGACGCCGTGTTTAAGGTTACTTTTATTTGAGTGTTCGCCAGTTTATTGTTTATTTTTGCCACGGCTTGATTAAGCGATGCCGCATTTAAGGTTACTTTTATTTGAGTGTTCGCCAGTTTATTTTTTATTTTTGCCACGGCTTGATTGAGTGATGCCGTGTTTAAGCTTACTTTTATTTGAGCGTTGGCGAGCTTGTCTTTGATTTTTGTCGAAATTTGATTAACAGAAGTCGTATTTAAGCCGACTTTTATTTTATATGCTTGGTCGCTTAAATTCTTGACTTTTTGCTTTAGCTTGTTTATAGCTTTGTTCGTTTGGTTCAAAGACTGGTTGTCAAGCGTGATTTTTACGCTTGTTATCAGTTCCCTAACCGCTCCCGCCATTACTTTCGCCCCTTTCTGGTCTTTTCCATAGCCGCATACTCAATATCTGCTTTCATATCCAAGTAGTGGTTTACTTCCGCAAGTTCCGCGAGAGTTACTCTGCCCTCTGTCACGTCGGGCAGAGTAACCATACCGCTGTCAATAGCTCTATAAATAAAGGTCACTTTGCTGAAATAGTCCCCGCATCGTCCAGGAAAACTCCCCGAATCCCTTCGATGAACTGTCGAACGCCAGTCGGGACGCTGGAGGACGTGGAAAAATCCATAAAATTTACCGCAAAAATCTTTCCGCAAAGAGCGAGAAGGTCAAGCGGTCTTCCGGTGAAGACCGCCGCCACTATTCCATCGTCGATACGTTGAAAATCTTTCTTTCCCGCGCTGGACACGGCTATATAGTTGCCGTCAAGCAAGAGCCTAGTAGCCTTTTCCATCTTCTCACCGTCAATGACCTCTGCGAGTTTAGCAAGCGCGCCGCCGACTGCGCCGCCAAGCACCTCAATATTCTCCACGCTATCATCGGCATTATTCAACGCTCCGCTGATTGCGGGAACGATAAGTTTCTGCAGTTCGCCTAAAACACGCATAGCCAAAAAAGGATTGAACCGCCTTATGGAGAAATCATACTCCCCTTGATTCCAAATTGTGACCTCTCCGCCGTCATACGCCTTTAACATTGATATTCCTCCTAATTATTGCCGCCGATAATAGGCGCGTCTACATTGCCCGTCTGCAAAACCCAGTCTTGCGTATCAATTGTACGCCCGCGAGTGGATTCAGGGAAATTGGACACCCACGCCTGCCCCGCGCTAAAAAGCGTCTGCCCACTCAAATCTTTTATGAGGAGCGGTTGAATGTACTGCCCTGTTATCCTGTCGGCGTTGTACGCATTTGAAAGGTCTGTGTTACTTTTTGAAGACGTCGCTAAGTGGAGCGTTACTTCAAAAGTATGGTCGGGGTCAACACTTCTTGCGACATCTCCATCTGCGCCGCTATAGAGTTGCATACCTTCACCGTGCGGGGTTATTGTTACCATTTCGTCCTCGGAAAAACCGGAAATCTGATTGTTTCCAAAAATAACGACAACCTTGCGCGGGTCGTAGGTCAACACACCGCTTGCAAACAACTGTAAATCAAAATTGAACTTTTCCATTTTTCACACCTTCTTTATGCTGTCTGAATTAGATTTTCATAAGTGAGACTTCCATAAATTTCTACAACGTGGATAGCCCCTGCGAGCCGCGCTGTAAACTTCACATCGGTCAACACGCGGGAGGCTTTCTGATTCGCTGAAATTTGAGAGGCAAGAGGAACCTCGATAATAAATCCCAGGTTTTCATTTCCGTCTTCGTCATACTCGGTCGGGGCAATTCCGCCGCGTCGCTGTCCTAATTCCAACGCCTGACGAATACGCGCCTCAATCATAGCAATTCCTTCATCGGTATAGGGCACTTTGTCGCGATTGATGAGAAGATTTACAACATTGACCGTGATTTCTTCTTGGAGCCAATCGCGGAAGCGGATCACGTCAATCCACTCACCTGCCGCCACTTTGCCATTCTGCGTCAAAGACAGGTTGCGGAAGCGCTCGAAGGTATTCCCGTTCTTCCTCGTAATGGCAATATACTGCGTTTCTGTTATGCCGTCCGTGGTAACGCCCGCCAGTTTTTTGAGTGCCCACGTCTCCCCGCCAGGAAGAACCGCGAAACAACGCGCAAAGACCGCGCACTCGGGAAAATCCGTTGCAGCGTTTTCGTGATAGAACCAGAATGTTCTATAGTAGTTGTCATTATAAAGCTTGTAACCCGTATCTGTCGTAACATCGGGGTTGTACGCCCCAGGTTCAGCAATGGACGTGCCAAAGAGTTTTCTAACGCTTTCTGTCCACGCCGCCGCTGCGAGAATATCGGCTTGTGTACGAGAAACAAAAGCCCAGCCGTACCAGTCATTGTCATAGGCCGTAATTGCCGCCATCATAGTCGGCACGTCCTCCGTAACGGTACCATTGGCTATGGACAACATCGAGGATACTTGCACCATAAAAGAGCCGCCGCTATTCCCAGTAAGCGTCAGCACGCCACTTGCCGCGGTTGCCGTGACTGCCGCCGACGCATCGTTTGAAATAAGATTTTGTATTCCCGTGGCAATATCTGCCGCCGTTCCTCCGTTGTTCGTGTAGCTATACGGTTTCGCCGTAACATTGCCGTCGGTATCCTTCGTGCTGACTGTCACTGTATAAACGCCCGTAGCCGTTACCTTGTTCGGCTCTATCTTAACCGAGTCTACCAACTGACGTCCTATCTTCACTTGACGTGGACGCGGTGTCTGTGAAAACGCGTCAACCGCCGCAAGATAAAGCGGGTCATTTGCGGAAAAGCCAGCGTCAATCATCTCACTTGCCGCCGTATATGTTTCAACTCTTGCGAGTGAATGAACGTGCGGACCTACAATCAAAAGCGTGGAAAATCCTTCCGTGCTAATTCCCGTTGTGTTCAGACTGATATTTACCGTCACTATGCGGTCGAGATTGGCCATGTAAACCACTCCTTTTATTGTAAAACTTTGTAACTTGTGTTAAAATATAAATGAGGTGATGAAAATGGACATTTACAAGAAACATTCAAATGACAACCCTCTTTATACACTTTGGAAAAGCACCCGACAAAAATGCCAAAATCCGTCCAATAAGTCATATAAATCTTTTGGAGGAAGGGGAATCCTTTTCCATGAAGATTGGAATGACTTTGATGTGTTTTCTGATTGGGCAATAGCTAACGACTATACCAAAGGTAAAACACTTGAACTTATTGACAAAGACGCAAGCTTTTCACCGGATAACTGTTTTTTCTCCGTCAAGTTTCAACATCATGGCATGAGCCAAACTCGCTTATATACCGAATGGCGGATGATGATAAATCGTTGTAGATATCCTTCCCACAAGTCCTATGCAGACTATGGCGGACGTGGTATAAAAGTTTGTGCCGAATGGCAAGACTTTCCTACCTACAAAGATTGGGCATTATCCCACGGATATAGCGATGAATTGACACTTGATAGAATTGATGTTAATGGGAACTATTAACCATCTAACTGCCGCTTTACAGATATGGTTACCCAATGCAACAACAGGCGAAACAACCAATATTACACATATAAAGGTGAATCTCTAACACTGTCGCAATGGGCAAAAAGATGCAATATAAGCAGGGCTTGTCTTTGGAACAGGATAAACCTTCGTGGAATGAGCATGGAAGAAGCTCTAACGCGAGAACTTCACACAAAACGTGGAAGCAACCATTTCCAAAAGCTCATAACTTTTCAAGGTGTAACCTTAAACCAAAAGCAATGGGCTGAAAAGCTAGGCATCACACCCACAACACTTATGCGGAGACTTAGAAATTGGAACATTGAAAAAGCGCTAACAGAACCAAAATCACATTGATACTATGGGATGTGGCAACACATCCTTTCTATTTGTCCACCGAAACTGAAAAATCTACATTGATTGCCCGAGATAAGTCTGGCTCTTCGCCACGAATAAGATTGCCGGGAATAAGCTTCCCTGTAACATCTACCACGGTTTCCCCAGTCTCAGGGTCGATAGTTTCTATGACCGCGTCAACTTCGTCGATATATCCCGGGTCGTCTATCGTCTGCGAAGTGTACCTACAATGTAAGTCTACCGCCGCCCTCGGTTCAAATTGCTGACTGTTTTCTAAAAGTCCGGTGATGTCTTGTACTGGGGCGGCATAAAGAAAAGCAACGCCGTTGGCAAAAAATTTATCTACAATGGTTGGCCTCTCCAACTGCCTAACGAGCCTTTCCAGCTCATCCGTCGGCGCGCTGTTCTTTTTCCCGAAATACCTTATTTCAAGTACAAACGCCGTGGGGGTCTTTATTTCCATATTGCCCGCCACGTCCGTTTTTACTTTGTCCTCCATAGCCTCGCCTTGATACGAATAAATCATAAGCGTGACAAGCGGATTCTTTTGCTTTACGCCGTCTTGGTTAGCCCAAACAACCTTATTAAGTTCTAACCCCAACAGTTCCGCTATTGTGTCGTGAAGAAATTTACGAATTTCCAACCGCATCAGGCTCAACCTCCCACGCAACCATTTTGAAATGGTTTATAACGTCGCTTTGCCAATCCTCGCGGAGAACAACTTTCCATAATCGTCCCCGCCACTCCAAAACATCAGCCTCTTGTAGGGGCGTTCCGTCCGGAAGTGCTTGCTTATCGGTAAAAAGCGGAGTAGACGAATAGATTTTCACGGCGGAAAAATTGACGCCGCCGGAAGGCATCATATTCGTGTACTGACTCAAATCCGCGCCGTTTAGCGGTTGGACGCTTGCCATTATTTCAATTTCTTCATAATCGCCAGCGTTCCATTCGCCGTTATCGTCCCAGTACCCGCCGCTGTATCTGCGGACTTTTTGCTTTTTCCTAAAACTGCTCATTTTAATCAACCCTATAATTCACTTTAGACTTCATCAAGCCCGTATCAATAAGCGGCTTATCGTGTCCCTTGCGGGCAATGGTGGAGGGAGCGTTCGGGGCAAGTTTTGACTTGTCGCCTATAACTTTTTTGATGTCGTCTTTCATACGTACTCCCACCATATCGCAACACTTCCGCCACTTTATTTGACGGTCAATCACTTTCCCTACGCCGTCGGCGACGGTATCGCCCCATTGTTTACGGTTTTCGTCGCTCGCTATGCGTACAAAGGGGCGCGAAGGAATATGTTTCGTGCCGTATTCGTTCCAAATGGCGATATTCACGAGAGAAACACCCTCTTCGCTTTTGCCCGCGTCTTTCAAAATCCCCGCGTTTATCTCTTTGCCGTCAAGGTTTTTGAGTTCGCGAACAATCGCTTTAAAGCCTAAATCCCTATCCGTCACCATCTGCAACCACCACACATAAAACGAGGTCTTACCGTCACGGGGACAATTACCATATCTCTAAGCTGGAGGAACATCTGCCCGTAAAGCGTCTTTTTAAGAAGTTCGTCTGAATTTGAAGTATCGCCTTTTGAATTAGAACCATAGCCACGCGATAAATCACCTTCACGCTCGGAAGTAAGCGCGCCCGCCGTCAAATGTTCGTCGCCTGCGTTACCGCCACCGCCTACCGCGACCGCTATCATCGTGTTTAGCGTCCTCATATGGGCGATAAAATATGCCAACGCTTTGGGGAATAGCTTTTTAAACCGCTTTTCGCTCACATAATCGCGATATATTTCAATATCGCTCGTGAGTTCCTCATCGGTAACATCAGCCATTGCGGGAATAGTCAAGCGAAACACGCTTATTAAGTCCGCAGTCGTATACATAGCGGCTCACACCTTTTCAGATAGTTTTTTATCTTCGGCGGCTTTTATGATTTCAAGAATTTGTTCTTTTTGGCTCGCTTTCCCCAGTTTTATATCTCGGGCTTTTGCATACGCTTTCAAGTCTTCGACTTCCATTTTCTCAAAATCAGCTTCTATCTTTGCCGCCTCTTTTTTATCCACCAATACGAACGCGCCCGTCTTTATCAATTCGCCAACCTCCGGAAATTGCTTTTGCAACTTCTCTACATTCGCAACTTCTACAGGTTTTCCAGGGATATATTTTACCCCTCCGATAATAAAAAGACGGGCGGTCTGATTGACTAAATTTGCCATAATAACCGCCCTCCTTCTATTAACAACCGCTAGCCTTTGAAAACGCCATAGGACGGATAACAGTCACGCCCACAAAGCGACAAATGCAATCTACAACATATTCAAGGTTTCTTTTTTCAACAGGTAACTGTCTGAAACGTTCGGGGATTTCCAATCTGATAACATCAGGGTCAAAACGCCCCGCAATCATCAAATCTGCGCCGCTTGTCCCCGCGCCGTCGAGTTCGCCGACTTTCTCAAATCTTACGTCAGGGTGAGAACGGCGTAAAAATTCAAGAATGGTTAAATCGCTGAAATTGCTTCTCGGAGTCATCACAATATGGTCAAACGCCTCTGTGGGGAAAAGTACCATGTTGGGATTTTCCACATTGTTTGTCGCTATGTTTATCGCGCTTATTAACTGCGTTACGTCGCGAATAATCTGGTCAGGCGTTTTGTGAATGAACCTTGTTGAATTTGTCCCGCCGTTTTGGGTTCCATCTGCCGCCAATGTAACCGCCGTTAAATTTGGATTGTCGATAAATCCCGTTATTCCTTTGTCAGCGTCTCCGAACCAAGCAAGGCGATTTATTTTAAGGTCGACGGCTCGACGCGCCGCTTCCGCTTTGTAGCGTTCAAGATTGACGCCCGCAAATTGCGCGTTCTCAATTTCTACGACGTTGTAACCGTAACTGTCGCCTAAAGTGATAACTTTGGTCGCTGTTTCTTTGCCGACAACATCAGCGCGGGGCAAATCGTCCGCATAATTGGAAATAATTTTTGCAATGCCCATCTGGTCATAAATGCGTTGTATCGCCACTTGCGCCCCCGCAGGAATTTCCGTCTGTACGGGGAAAATGCGAAAAGCGTTCATCGGGGCTTTCGCCACTTGCAAAGTTTGCGCTCTGATGTAGGTCAACTCACGCGCTAAAAACAAAGAGAAACTATCGTCCATTCTTTGCGCCGTGTTTTTGATATACGCCGCCTCAGCCGCGTCATAGCGTCCGTTTTTATTGTGTAAACCCATTTTTCAATCCTCCTTATTTACGCACACGAACGGGGACAATATCGCCCGCAACACCATTCTTTAGGTAGGTCAAACCTGCTACGTCCGTTGCTGTGCCTTCGCCTACACTCGCGCCGCTGTCATAATAGCCAGCCACGCCATCGGCAAATCCAATCGCAACTTTGCCGCCTGCCGTAACATCTCCCGCAACTTCGACATAAACGTCTCCGAAAGTCATAACCGGCAAACAATAATTTTCTTCGTAATACGCGCCTTCGCCGTCGTAGGCTTTATGCGTATGCACCGCTATACCGATAACGTTTGCAGTATCTCCCGCCGTTGTCACGGGTTTAATAAGTCCTTCCTCCGTGCCGCGTATTACCGCGTCCCCGGGGTTTACTGCGTCCTCCGCCGTGAAACTGTCGATAACGTCCACCGTGCTATCCGCTTTCATACCCGGTATAGCGACGGGCATATCGTACTGATACCACTGAAAAGCTTTTACTTGCGCCATTTTATTTGTCTCCTTTCTGATACATAGTTCTTTCCGCCTCAATTAACTTTTGATACGCCGCTTGTGGGTCGTCTTCCGCGTCGTTGTTTGCCGCCGCGTCCGCGTGGCTTTGCGTCGCCTCGTTTTGCTTGGCTATACCGTCGGAATGTTGTTTCGTGTCGGCTTTTGCCATATCAAAAGCCGCCTCAATATAATCCGCGGATTTCCCGTCAAGGTTGATACTGTCGCCGCGTACCGCTTTTATTACCGCCGTTTTAATTTCAACGTCGGTCATTGCATCGGCTTTTTCGATTTTGTGTTCTTCCGCAACCTTTAACAACGCGACGCGGCTCTTTACCGCCTCGTCGAAGTTCTTTTTGTTTTCTTCCGCGTCTTTTGCGCGTCCCTCTTTTTCCTTTTTGAGTTCCGCTTCTACCGCGTCAAACTTCGCCTGTAATGTATCAAACGCCTTTGCTTTTTCCGCGCTGTCTTTACGCATTTTCTCAATTTCAACTTTGACCTCGGGGGCGCAGTCGTATTCAATCCCCGTGTCAAGTCTTACCTTGGTAAGCTCTGCCATTTGTAAATCATTCCTTTCAAAATCATCTTCAAAAACCTGCTCGCCGTCCATATTGAGGCGGGCTATTCCGGCTCTTCCTTTTGGGACAATCGCAACGTGGTTATAGCGAATATTGCGCTGAATAGCGTCGTAATGTTCGCCACTCGGCGTCGTCCCAGGCGTTTCATCAAGCGTCAAAGTATAGCCGCAAGACAATTCACGCGCGTCTGTGTTTAGGTTATAAATCACAATATCCGCGCGTATAGTTTCGCCGTCCTGCCGCCCGTCGCTTAAAACAGTTCCAACTGGAGCGATACTGGACGCGTTTCCGCTATCCACCAATCCTTTATGTCCTATCGTGATAGGCTTTCCTTTAAGACTAGTTAAACTATCGGCTTTAAACGCTTCTTCGGGCGGTCTGTATTCCCGCCTGTCTGTACCGTCGGCGTTCTTGTAAATCAATATTCCCGTCCGTCCAATAATAGGCGCGTCACGTATAAATCCTTCGGGCGTTCTCGTAGCAGAAAACGCCACTGTATCAAATCTTTGCATTTTATTCACCTCACACCTTCTTGTACTAAAAAAGCACCCTGCATTTGCAAAGTGCTTGGGCTCTTTATTTGGTTTTTCTCATTTTTCTTATAGGAGTTGTCAACGCTTTTTCTGCGCTCCACCCATATCTGTTTACCCTAGCTTCTACAACATCGTAAGGCATATCATAAATCCTTGCCCATTCTGCTATTGTATGCTTCTGCCCATCGACTTCCAAATAATGGTTTCTCTTTACAGGTGTATTGATTATTTCTTCAAGCGTTTTCCCATTTTTTAGCTGTTTATACAATCTGCATTTTGATATTTTTAACTCTCTACTCCATTGTGAAGCTGTTTTTCGCTGTCCCTTATAGACTACATAAGTGTTTGTTCGTGTGTTGTTATGTTGCGTGTAATCATCAGCCCATCGGCAATTATTTGGCTCATAGTTACCATTAACATCAATCCTGTCAATAGTCAGCTTTTCATTATAGCCATTCGCTATTGCCCATTCATAGAAAGGCTCAAACTCTTGCCATTCATCACATACGCATATCCCCCTGCCGCCATAATTATTATAATCATCACGTTTGGGATTTTCACAACGCTGTTTCATGTGCGCCCACGTATTATAAAGACGCGTTTCTCTTTGTCCATGTGTTTTATTCTTCTTGCCATTATTCGCACGCGTTTCTCGTTGCAGGCAACCACAAGACAAAGCCCATCCAGATTTTAGATTCTTCCCACTTGTGATTTTTTTACCACCACAATCACAAACACATTCCCACATTGCACGGCTTGAAGAATTAACTCCTGCATATTTCACAACAGTCAATCTACCAAACCTTTGCCCAGTCAAATCAACAAAATTGCTTGGGTGTTTTCTTGACATGGTTGTTCCTCCCTTCTATATAGTATTATACACTATTTAGAAGGATTATTCTACAACTTTATACGTACCAACCCTTGGTTTTAAGCCAATTTTGTTGGTGTCGTATTGCGGAATAGCTGTACAGCGGCACCTGTATGCCCAACCAGGATGCCCACCCTCCGGCGGATTATCCCAATCAAACTTCTTTCCTTCTCGCTCTTTGTGCGCGGGTCTTACTCTGTCATCTTTCATTGTTTGCCAAATGTAAGACTTTACGCCGTTTTTCATTTGCTCGTATTGTACTAATTGACTGTTTAATTTCCCCACTTGGTCGGTCGCTATAAGGACGGCTCGCTTTTCGTTTACGCTCCCTATATGCTTTATCGTTTCCGTGAGTTCTTCGATAATTCGCGCTTTATTCGCCGCTTTGATTATGTTTCTGCTTAGAGCGTATCGAATAGCCTCGACAGTTCGAGAGTCTATTGATTTTATCAGCGCTAGATTATCATTGATAAAATCTTCTTTTATCTTGTCATAATCGCTCGTCTTCCCCCGTTTTGGACTTGCTCCGAAAACAGATTCAAAGATTTTTTCCTGCTGTTTCCTCGCAAAATCCTTCACGCGGTTGAATATCTTTATTACGCCTTCAAGAGGTCTTAGCCGTTCCTCGATGGCTTTTGTTACCTTGTCAAGAATGTTTCCTATCCAACCGTCTTGACGCGCGTCCGCTTGTATGCCGTTTAATAATGCCTCTTCCGTCATTTCGGGGATAAATTCGCGGATTATCTTTAATTCCTCGCGTACATAAGCGCGTAAGACTTTCGCATATTCACGCTCTATCGCCATAGGATATTGCATTTTAATTTTCGGCACTATAAGCATTATTCGCCGCCCCTCGCTTCTTCTATAACAGTGTCAAGACTTCTGTCTATAACATAATCTTCGTCAAGCTCTAAACTCGCCCGCGCCTCGCTTGCGTCAAGAATTTGCGCTTGCGTCAATGTGTTTATAGCGTTCGCACGCGCCATTTTTGCATCTGCTTTTAGCTTCTTGATTTCCGCTTCTTCCTTCTTGCTTTCGTTCCACAGGCTTTCAAACTTCAAATACCATTCGTTTGGTAGGTTTATCCCATAATCCGAACATTCGCCCACGATGTCGATAAACCTCGACAACGGCTTTCTTAAAGTCTGCTCTTGTATCTTCTCGACAAGGTTATAATAATTTTCAAGGTCGCTTTCACCCGTCGCGCTCATACCGTCAGGAGAACGCCCAAAAAGCAAAGTGGCGGGGATTCCCGTTGTGGAGCATATCGCCCTTTGAAATTCGCTCAATACTTCTTTAATACCGCTTAAAGACAAAGATTTTTGCTCGTATGTGTCTTCCGTGTCTATTGCTATGGTGTTCATCAAGTGCCGCGCCATATCTATCAAGTGCAAGCGTTTTTGTACGGCTTCCTCCCCTTGGTCGTTCATCAGCAATTCATTCATATTCGCAAGTTGTAGAACGCCCTGCGACAAACGACTTAACGCCATAAACGCCAAATCATTACCGCCAGTATAATGGAGTAATTCAGCTTTCACGCCTTCAAATACCGTTGCGCCCCAGCCGTTACGCATTCTACGATAATAATTTGAGATGTTTTCACCGTAAAACAATAAAAGGCGGCTTTCGTGCACCATAAACGAATTGCCCCATAATCCGATTATGTTGTAAAACTGCGGCTTGCCATAATCAGCATTTGAAGGGTCGGCGTATAGCATCGCGTCTGTGAATGTTACATCTTCCGGCGCGTAAACTTCCAAACGCTCAATCTTTCGTAACCTCGACAAATTCAGCGGGTCTTCAAGCGTCCCCCCGTCGTCTGCGATTATAAGAATAGCCGCGCCGCCGAAAAGTCTGTTCCAATTCAACGCTTGACTGAAATGTTTTTTTGCGTCCAAATCCTCTAACTTCGATTTTAAACGCTTTTCGATTTCTTCGTTTATCTTTTCGTCGTTCGCTTTGATGTCAAATCCCTTGCGTAAAGCATCGTCGCTCGGAAGGGAGATAATCCGCCGCGCTAATCCGTTGAATGTGTACATATTATCCGCTTCTCGATAATCGACAAGCGGATTATTGACGCCGCCAAATTTGCCGCGCGCAAAAGGGTCAAGATTTTTTAACCCGTGCCCTATTATCGTATTTATATATCCGTCCGTCCTTATTTCTGCCACTTTATCACCTCCGTCAACTGATTAACGCGCTCCAATCTCTCGAATTTGCTATTTCTTTGAACGCGTCTGCGCTTGCGTCTACCATATCATCGTGTGCCGCGTCAGGAAAACCTTCTAATTCTTGTAAATATTCTTTTATCCATTCACCTTCAAGCAAAAGAACATTTCCCCCTTGCCATTGCGCCGAAAACGGGACTGCTCTAACTATTTTACTTCCTGTCACGGGGCTTGTTTTTACTCTATGCCCCGCAAGCACCTTGATATAATTTGCCGCTTGGTCTTTGCCGGCTTGCCCTGGGTCTTGTGGTAATGTTATCGTATGAAAGCCATATTCATCATTGTCGATTTTCGCCGTTTGCGCTATCACATTTCGGACTTCTGCCGCATTTGCCGCGCGGCGTATAACATCAAGAACGATAAATTCGCCCGTTTTCAACCGTGCCATTAAAACCCCCGCTGTTCTATCAGGATTTTTATTTTCGGTGGTGATTTCTGTCGCGGCTAAATCCCAACTCCGACAAATTGATACTATTTTGCTCGGTATTGTTTTCACTATCCGCACATTTTCACGCTTGAAATATAATCCTGCGGAAGGTCTTATTTTCCAATTCCCTTTTAAAAGCCGCTCTTTTTCGACAATATCCAATCCGTTTAAGTTAGCTAAATATTCAGGGTTGCCTTCTAAAAGGATTTTATTGTCGAAAATGCTTGACGCTATGAATGTTACAGACTTACATAATTGCGGGTCTGCTCCGTATTTCTCGACAAGATCCTCGATACTGTCACCCCATAGAAACGCGCCGTCAATACGGTAGAAATAACGAATAACTCCCGAACGCTCGGGGATAGGGTATCCCGTTTCTTGGTCTATCCACCACGCGAGAAAATCCGCCACCCACGAACCGGCTAAAGGGTTTGTTGTTGCTCTGATATATGGTTTTATTCCACATAAAGAACGATTACGCGAGAGCATATATACAAATTGCTTTTCCGTGAAGTGGACTAATTCATCAAACGCTATAAGAGTTATTTGCGCGCCCTGCCACGCGTAAACATCGCGGTCTAATTGCAAATGGTTGAAATTCACTCTCGCGCCGCTTTTAAAAGTGACTTGAGGTGAAGGTGTGCTTTTAAATGTCGCTCCTAAAGGCGAATACATACTTATAGCCGTGTCCCATAAACCGCCAGCGTTTGTAACTTGGTTAGCTTGCCGCCTAAAGACTACTGCATTAAAATCAGGATTATCACAATGCCTTAAACATTCGATTAAAAGCGCGTATGTCTTTCCACCACCAGCCGCGCCGCCGTATATAGCAATATCTGCGGGACTGCTTAAAAACTTCTCTTGCGCGCCCTTTTGTGGTCTAATCATTATTTATCACGCCCGTTGTCAGGAATGTAAACTTGTACCGTCGGGACTGCTCCATTTATTGTCTGCGTCTGTTCTACTTTGTCGGTCTGCCCTAGAAGGTTTTTACCCAAAAATATTGCCATAGCGGGGGAAGTTTCCGCTAATTGGAATTGAGTGCGCCTAAGCGAAATTAGCCCGTTTTTCCTTTTTTGTGAAAAAACTTCGGAAAAATTCGCTTTATAATTCTTTTTGCACCATTTATTCAAAGTTTTATCATCAATACCAAACCACGCGCAAATCTCGTTTATCGTGCATTGCAAAAAGCAAAGTTTTTCAAATTCTTGTTTGTCAAGTTCTTTTAACGGTCTGCCCATTTTCGCCATAATATCACCCCAGTCCCTTTATGATTTCTTTTTCACGCTCACTCAAAGCCCATACCATGGCCTTTTTTACTGCCTTTTCTACTGCCTTTTCTACTGCCTTTTCTAACTTTTCCGCTTCTTTGTCTGATATAAGGACGCCACCGCCAAAAATGGATTTATCATATTCTTTTTGACTGTCTAATTCTCTTACTAAGTATGTTTTGTCTTGGTCTATGCTAAAATTTATGCCGTATTTACTCAAAGCGTTTAACTTCGCCCCAGTTATAACATTTTTGGGGTATTCGTATTTTGGGACTTGCTTTTTCATTTCGGCTAAATTTTTGTTATTTTCTTCTTCGATTATTGCCAATAACTGCGGCTCGGTTTTAATTTTTGCGCTTTCTAGGTTCGTAACAAACGAAGTATTGACAACTGCACCATTCTCATATATCACATCTGCCCCCGTGCCAATGCAACAAACGGGGTAACGAAAATAACCCATAATGGTCAACGCCGGGGCAAATAAGAAAAAGTTTATGTTATTTGCCAAATAAAATTTTATGATTTCCGCTAAAATCGAAAACGGGGGATTGTCTACAACAACACTATTATCCAAATATTTGAATTTCTGATAATACCCGCTGGGATAAAAGGGTCTTACAAAATCACTTTTGTTTTTGCCGTATGTATTCGCCACATAATCCGCAACGGCTACATAAATGTTGTCTGGCGTGTAACAATCATCTGTTGTTTTTTTAGGCTCAAACTTTTCTATAAAAGCGTTATATTCTTCGTTGCCTTCCTGCTTTGTATTGCCGTCTTTTTCTTTGCGGTCAAAAAAATTGTCTGTATATTCGTCGTGCAAAGTCAAATCAAACCCCATATTGGTAAGGTCTATCTCTCCGATACTATCTAATTCTACCTTTAACGCGTCTAAATTGAACGGCGTATTCATCGTCAACTGATTATGCACCAATCCATAGGCGCGTCTTTGTTCGTCCGTGAGTTCGTCAAGGCGTATAACGGGGACTTGTTTTATTTTTAATTCTTTCGCGGCTAAATATCTGCCGTGTCCTTCGACGATTTCCCCGTTCCATATACCGATAGGGTCAGCAAATCCAAACTCTTGAATACTTTTCTTTATTTGCTCTATCTGTTCTTTAGGGTGTTCTTTCGCGTTCCTTTTGTACGGCTTTATTTCGCCTATGTTGATATATTCGACTTTTAAATCCATAACGCACCTCTGATTTTTGCAACAAAAAACCGCTCCAATGCGGAACGGTCTTTTGCTGTGTGTATTTTTTTAGGAGGTAACCTAGTTTTTTGATACTAGCATTATAACACATTGAAAAGTATCATTGGGTATCATCTTTTTATTTAAGGAAGTACTGATTAAATACCGAAATTTCAGCATATTTTCAGACAAAAAAGTTGATTTTACTGGTTTTTCAGCATACCATATAAGACTTAATCAGTGTTTCCTTAAGCAAAAACTTTTTCTTGAACGCGACCAACGCCCAACCGTGTATTTTTTTTATGTGACTATAACTATAATTCATTTCAACGGCGATAAGTTCAAGCCGCTTGCCTTCCACATATCGCTTGTATAGCAAATTCAAATAATTCTTGTTCTCCATACTTTGAATTTGAGAGATAATCAAATCCTTTTTTTCCACATATTCAATCACAAATGCGGACAATTCTTTCTCCATAGCTTGTAAGCGTTCAACGCTTGCTACAAATGTGGCTTCGCTTTTTGCACCCCCGCTTACCTTTTCGCCCAAACTGCCACCCTTTAATCCGTAGATCGTGGATTTTAACTCCACTATTTGTTGTTTGCGTTGGTTTATTTTGGTGTTAAGTTTTTGAATTTGCATGAGATACGTTTTAGGGTTCATTGGCTTGTTGCTCCTTGCTTGTTCATAATTTTTTGATACTCTTCAACGATGTTAAATTTACATTCGTCTTTTAATATTCGCCGCGCTTCTTCTACGGGATTGCCGTCATAATTTTTTAGCCCAATCATCAAGTCGTTTACTTGATATAATGCTTTTGCTAAACGTTGGCGACCAAAGCCAAAATCATTGTGCAAACAGGCGAGAAGGCAGGCGAGAAGCTCCGCATAAAGAATACTACCTTCTTCATCGCGCTTTTTCTTGTAAACTTCAATGCCGATTTTCACTGCTTTTTCTTGCGTAACCGATTTAGTTTTCTTGAAAAGTTTACGGCTTAAATTTCCCATATTCTACCTCCACATCATTTCAAGCAAAAAATAACATATAATGCCCGTGATAAAACCTACAGACAACGCCGCCGCGAACTATAACCAAAATAATAACATTTTACTGCACGCTTGCATATTTCCCCTCCGCTTTTTTAGGCACAGCAACCAAATAAGGGAGTTTCCTCATTGAAAATAATGGCAAATATGGTTCTGGTATTGCTCTTAAAATGGCAAAATTTGACATCATAATTGTAGAAGCACCGTCTATATCTTGTTGTTGTAATATGTCCATTTTCATAACCTCACTTTCAAAATAGCTCTAATTTTCGTTTTAAGAGGTCATACAGCGCGATGAAATGTTTTTAGGTACTAACTATCACGACATGACTTCGGCGCTTAAAAAGGGTTGATTTCTTGCGTCTCCGTTGCAACATAAATTTCAATCTTAACCCCTTCACATTCTGCACTCCACCGTTTGCAAATATATTCTCTGGCTACTTGCGCATCGTCTTGCCAAAAACCGCAAGCGGTCATACAATCCTTTAAAAGTTTTACAAGGTTGTCGGTGTCCGGTGCTGTGGTTTTTAGCCCATTTTTAACCTTGTTACTTTTTGAGGGTTTATAATACCATACTGTTTCAAGCGATATTGCTCCCTTCAAAGGCTGTTTTGGCGCGTGAGGTTTTAGCATTGTCATATAATACTCACGCGCCGCTTTGAGACTCTCCGGCTCGTAAAAGCGGGGCTTGCCGTTTACGACTGTTACCTTTTTCATTTGATGCGTGCCGGCGGGAATTTTGCCGTCTAGGAAAAATTCAATACATGCCATATTTCACCATCCTATTTTTACAAATGCTCAAAAAATCTTAACAAAAACAACATGCTGTCAAGCGCTTTCTCGATGCTGCTTTGTTCGTAATAGCGAGTAACCCCATCTGTAAATTCTATCTCTATGCTACTACCACCACATCTAATATTTTTTATATAATTAACGTTTATTACTTCTTTCCCAAAACATAAAAATTTCACATTTTTACTCATTATTCTGTTCCACCCTCCTATTCCACGCTCGCCTTGCATCATCTTCTGTATAAAAATAGCCAACCATAGCACCGCATTGATTTTTACAGGCCACAAACCAAAAGCCGAAACCATCTTGAAGTTCTAACTTGTGTCCTTCTGTATACGCTTCGCCCCCGCAAAATGGGCAGGGTTTCAATTCTTCACTCATTTTCTTGCTCCTCATCAAAACCTTGAAACTGTCGCGCCGTTTTTATTAGCAACTTTGACAATTCTTCCGCTTGTTCCGGTGTTTTGCACATCAAACCGCGCAAATAAAAATTCACAGGCTTCGTTGGTAAGTCCAACACAGCGCCAGGAAAAGTATATTTCATTTCACCATAAATATTCGGAACATAATATTGTTCTGTTTCTTTCGCTTTCCACGGCGTTTTTTTTATGCGATATGTGCCAGTCAATAGCTTGCTCAAAGTATTGTGCATTATAGTTGTTTCTTCGCCGTTCGGTGTAAAATAAATAAGCCCCTTCTCGCTGAAATATCCACTAGTTGCTACACCATTATCGTCAATTATTGTAAACTTTTCTTCAAGTTCCTTGTCAAACAATTTAGCGACTTCTGCCATTTTATTCATATTCAAAACCCCTCATTCCACGATCTTCTAAACATACCCGTGCGTTATCATCCACGGGTCAGCATTACGAATATCGTCAGCCGCCTTATCAGCAAGTTCTCTATATTTGCTGATATACGTGCTAGCATCTTTTTTCGTTGTACCCGTAAATTCTGGCGCACCACACTCTTCAATAGTATGTATAAAATCTAGTTGTTTTTCTGTTGGTGGAGCTTCTCTAAACATATTCAAAACCTACCTCCCCCATTCACGCGGCACTAACTTTGACCGCTATTACATCTTCCCAAGGAATTTCAGCGGCTTTTTTCTTCAAAGTTTCATCGTCCCACTTATCAGCAACGTTCCCATAGAAAGCATAACAATCTTCATAATCATCGGATTCTCGCTCAATATAATGCTTCTCTGCCTCTGAATACGCTATTGTTTCGAGATGCGGTTTCTCAAAGTTGCCAGCCCAGCGGGTATATTCATCAGTAATACCTTCGCTACTTATCCACGCTATAACTCTTAACGTAGGATTTTCTAATATTAGCTTTGAAAGTTCTTCGGCGTGTTCCTTGTTAAGCTCATATTCCGTTTTCATTCTCAAAACCTCCCACGCTCTTTATTCTTTTGATTTAATCTTGCTTGCGCTTCTTGGCGGTCTTTTTCATCTATCCCTATATCCTCTAACATAGACGTGATTTCGGTCATTAGCTCCGCCGCAACATTTTCAGCGAGAATACCGCCAGTATCTATCCAACTGTCCATTTCGATGTCTAATCCTTCCGGATTACAAGCAATAAAAACTTCCTTAAATGAATTGAGTTTGTCGTCAATACGAGAAAACCATTCCCTTAGTGTCTTTGGTTTTATGTCCGTGCAGGGTATCGGTAGTATTGTTTCAGTCATTTTTACCCCTCGCTTTGATAAATGCTAATTTTCCAGTTACCGTAAGCATCTCCACCCCTGTCGATATACTTTTTTAGTAGACGCTTACTTGTTATCACCTTATTTATACGAGTTGTGTCCATACCTCTCTCTTTTTGATGACGCATAATGTCGGTTAGTGCTTCGATTACTACATCTTCCACTTCTTCCAGTTTGGTAAATACAAGCCATTCTCCCCAGCCATACTTGCTCTCGATTATATCTCCATCGAAATCTATATGGACGATATACGCTTTTTTTATTCGCATTATCCCACCTACTCGCTTTGACAAAATACGATAGCTTTACCCCCGTGATATTGTTTGCGGTGTTCTTTCCCGTGTTCTATCGCCTTGTCCATACTCATTTGCTCTCTTCTCCTTTCGGCTTCCACTCTTTCTTCCACCAACCAGCACACCCGCTACAGCTAAACGACCTACAAGCTCCTTTACGGAAAAGGCCACAAGGCGTACAATAGCGATTGAGTCCACCTTTAACTTGCAAATTTTCTTTTGTCAATCCCGCGTCGAAGTATTCATTCATCACTTCGATAAATTTGTCAAGGTTTGTCATCTGCTCACTTCTCCTTCAACTTCGCAAGCTCCGCGTCAATTTCGCGGATATACTCGACAATTTCACCAGCTTTACGCAAGCCCATTTTATAATCGTTTAGGTATTGCCTGCGCTGCTGCTCCAATTCTTTTGTTCGTTTTGCTTTGTTTTTGATGTTATAACCTCCACTTCCTCGCCTAACCATTTGACAAATTCGCGCCACTTAGGGCATGTATGCCTGTTTATACAAGCATCTTGCGATTTTACCCAACATTTAACGCATAAAATCAAACTTGCAACGCCCTTATTGTTAAGTGTTCGTATTAAATCACCGTTTGTCATAATACAACGCCCCTTGTACGATAATCCTCACCGCCTACAAAAATTCTAATGCACATTCCGTAAATGCGGCTCATTATCCTTTGACCTTCCATGCTATCAATTATGTTTCCGTAACGGTCAACAATAGTCATGCGTCCTATGATTTGTTTTGGATCATAGTTGCTTGTTATAATCATCGGGAGTTTCTCGTTGTAGCGATAATTTATAATGCTAAAGAGTTGCTCGGCAACCCATTCAGTCATTTTTTCCGCCCCCAAGTCGTCAAGTATCAAAAAATCCGCTGTTTTTACGCTCAACAACACTTCGTCCGTGTTGTTGTTCTTGAAACTTGCGCGAATATCCGCCAGTAAATCCGGCACAGAGGAAAAAAGCACCGGTTTGCCTTGTTTTATGCGTTCGTTGGCTACGATGGCGGATAACATCGTTTTCCCTGTCCCACGATGGCCGTAAATATATAGACCTTGTCCCTCGGTATCGTTTATTGCCCATTTCGCCGCTTTTACGGCTTGTTGGTTATCCGGTGTGACGTCATAATCCGCAAAAGTGAGATTTTCATAGCGTTTAGGCACCTTGGCGGATTTAAACAAGCGATTGATTTTTGCTTGTTTACGCTTTTGCTCTTCAAAGTTGCAAATTTTAACGGCATCATAAACCGCGCCATCGACCATTTGTAAAACGGGCATAAATCCGCGTATTGGCTGTTTGCATTCGCCGTTGCAATTTTGGCACGTTTTAATCTCGCGCTCATAACGCAAGATTATATCGCTATGTTTTTCAAGCATTTCCTCGCTTAAATCATAAATCCCACGGATAGCTTTGATTTCTGTCTGCAGCATCGAAGTCGTCAAGCCCTTCGTCTTTTGGCGCGACAATATCGCGTTTGTATCCGCCGGCATTATTTTCTCCACGCATAGTTCCCCCTTTGCGTTTTGTTTCGGCTTTGAATCCGTCCTTTTGCCAGCGTTCAAGAATGGCGGCGATATAGCGCACACTTCT